GTGGTTATCACGGGCCCCCAGGGCCCACAGGGCGTTAAGGGTGACACCGGATACTCCGTTTACAGCGGATCCGCTAACCCGGATCCCTCGCTAGGCAATAACGGTGACGTTTACATCCAATACACATCTTTGACGTTCCTGTCTGTCGGCTCGACGACGGTAACGCTATGGGCTAAGGCCTCTGGCACGTGGACGGCTAACCCGAACCTAATTCGTGGTGCAGCTTGGTATGTGAACAACGCGGGTACTGCATCCGCTGGTACCCAGGTTGGCGACATGCTCTTTAGGACCGATACCGGCGACATTTACCAGCGTAACTCTGGTGGCTGGGGCACTCCGGTTGGAAACCTAAACCCGAGTGAGCCGCAGCCTAGCGACCACGGCCTAACGGCATGGACCTTTGATCCAGCGGCGGCGAATACGTCCGCTGTAAGCCTTTCTACGGGCGCCCTAGCCCTAGCTAAGGTCTATATCCGGTCCACTAAGACGATCACTAACCTTTGGTACGGCGTAACTACGGCCGGTTCCGGCCTAACCGCTAGCCAGAACCTATTGGGTATCTACGACTCTACGGGGGCCCTACTGCGGTCCACGGTCGATCAGTCAACGGCAATGACCAGCACGGGCGTAAAGCAGGCTGCGCTAACGTCGTCGGTTTCTCTCGCCCCTGGGTCTTACTGGGTCGCTTTCCTCGTTAACGGGACCACACCCCCTCAGGTAGTGCGGGCAACAAACGTTCTTTCGGGTATCGGAAACGTTAACTTGTCTGCCGCTAACTTCCGGTTTGGCGCCTATGGCGCGAGTCTTACGGCCCTACCGGGCACGATTACCCCCGCGAGCATTACTAACGTTCAGAATGGCACTGTGTGGGCCGCTATTAACTAAAGATTGGAGGATCGTTGAGTTTCCCTATTGCGCCGCAAGCGCCGGATAACCCGGATCCTCTTTGGTGGCGTTACGACCCTAAGCGTGCGGAACGATCCGTCGAATTTGTCCAGCGCCTTTTGGTGCACACTAAGGGCCGCACTGCGCGGCATCCGTTCATTCTGTCTGATTGGCAAAAGGACGGAATCTTTAGGCCCCTATTCGGCACCATTCGTTACGATGATCAATTCCAGGAATGGACACGCCAGTACCGTATGGGCTGGATTGAGCTAGGACGTAAGAATGGTAAGTCTGAAATTGCGTCCGCTATCGCCCTACTGGGTTTGGTTGGCGATGATGAGGAATCGGCCGAGGTTTATTCGGTTGCTGCTGACCGCGATCAGGCAGCCCTAGTCTTCAATACCGCTAAACGGATGGTGGAATTGTCCCCCATCTTGTCTAAGCGGCTCGTAATCGTGGATAGCCGTAAGCGCATCATTGACCCTAAGACTAACTCGGTCTATTCGGTCCTCCCTGGTGATGCTGCGGGAGCTCTGGGTGTTAACGCCTCTATGGTCCTCATGGATGAGGTTCTAACGCAGAGGGACCGGCACCTATTCGACGCTATGAGGCAGTCGTTTGGTACCCGTCGACAGCCGCTCATGTTGTGCATTACGACTGCCGCTTATACGTCGGCGCGTTTCGCGCTGGAAGAGCACGAGTTTTCCGAACGCGTGGAAAAGGATTCCAACCTTGACCCGTCGCGTTTTGTGTATCTCCGCAACCTGCCTAAGGATGCGGATTGGTCCGTTGAGGGATCCCCTGGGGATCCTGCTAAGGGCATTAAGCCGACGGGATGGTATTGGGCTAACCCTGCATTGGGTGACTTCCTGAATATCAACACGCTGAGAGATGAGTTCCGAGACGCTAAGGAAAAGCCTAGCGCCGAGAACGCCTTTCGCGTGTTCCGCCTTAACCAATGGGTTGCCCAGGCAACCCGCTGGATTGGTATGGATGCTTGGAAGGCTACCGCTGGTGACCCGGTTAGCCGGGAAAAACTTAAGGGCCGTCCCTGTTATGCGGGATTGGACCTTGCCTCTACTGCTGACTTTACGGCGTGGGTTTTGCTCTTTCCAGGGTCTATGGATGACCCTACGGCCCCCGGGTTTACTGTCCTCCCTCGTTTCTTTGTTCCGCGCGCAAGTATTGAGCGGCGGCAGGAAATGCGGGATGAGTTTGACGCATGGGAGCGTCAAGGCTATCTAACGGTGACCGATGGAGAAACCGTCGATTATGACCGCATCTATGCAGACATTACTAAGGATGCCGAGGATTTCAATATCCGGCATTTGGGTTATGACCCGTGGAACTCTCTACAGATTGTGCAGCGCCTAGAAGATGGCGGGCTCTCTGTCGTAAAGGTTCCCCAGAGTGCGACACGACTTAACGAGCCATGCAAGATGCTCGAATCGCAGATAGCGGAAAAGACTCTAAGGCACGGCAATAACCCCGTGCTGTCTTGGATGGCTAACAACGTTGAACTTGAGTTTAAGGCGGATGGCCTTATGAAACCCAAGCGCGCTAAGGACTCCGAAAAAATCGACGGTATCGCGGCGACGCTTAACGCTCTTGCGGTTTCCCTGGTTCCCGCTGAACCAGTGCCAGACGTTGAATTCATTAGCTTTAACAGTGACGCGCCTAGTAGCGCTACCGATGAGGGCCCCGACGGGCTAGACGACTTTCTCGCACAGTGGCGGGGGATTGGAGAGGATGAGGAATGGTAAAGCTACGACACCCCGCCATTCGGCCGTATGTGGCCCTACAGGGTGCGGGGGGTTTTCTGTTGTCTGTCGCCGGATTCACGGTTAACGCTGGTTTGGGTTTCGGCATTGCCGGAGGCCTATCCCTTCTAGCCGGTATTGCGGCTGAAAGGAGTAAGGGTTAATGGGCCTAGGCAATCTGTTTGAGCGTCGAAGCAATATTCAGCTAACGGATGCACCATCGTGGGAAGATAAGGATTTCTGGTCCGATAGAGGGCTAAAGACTTACTCCGGTAAGGAAGTGTCACACAGGGGTGCACTAGCGTTCCCCGCCGTCCTTTACTGCGTTTCCCTTATCGCGGATTCTGTTGCGTCTCTCCCGCTCGATACGTTCATTTCTGGCAAGACGCACAAGGCAGTCAATAACCCTAGATGGCTAGAAACGCCGAACCCTTTTATGACGCGGTTTGATTTCTGGCATCGGGTAATGACAAGTCTACTGATGGACGGTAACGCGTTCATCTATACCCAGCGGGATGAAACGGGGTCGGTCACGGCCCTATACCCGCTTGACCCTAGGGCGGTCGCTATTGAGCCGCTCAACAACGGGCAAGAGGTTCGGTTCGTCGTCAATGGGGAGCGTTTTGATCGCTCCGTCATTCTGTGGATTCCGGCCTTTACGATCGCTGGCCACGCTAGAGGCATTAGCCCTCTGGAGAACGCGAGGCAGGCCGTAGGCCTAGGCCTAACGGCAGAAGAGTTTGGGGCACGGTTCTTTGGTCAAGGTACGGCGATGACTGGCATTATCCAGCATCCCGGTAATCCGACCCGTGATCAGGCTCTCATGTTGCGGGATATGTTCCGTAAGCAGCATTCCGGCCTAAACAATTCTCACTCCCTGGGAATTCTCACGGGTGGCGCCTCTTGGCAGAACATCACTATTACGCCCGAACAGTCTCAGTTTCTCGATACTCGACGTTTCCAAAAGACTGAGGTTGCACTCATTTACCGAGTGCCCCCTAACCAGGTTGATCCCACGGTTTCTAGTTCGTGGGGATCCGGCGTTGAGGAGCAAAACCGATGGTTTATTGATCAGACGCTAAGTCCGTGGCTTATTCGTATTGAGCAAGCGATATCAACTTATCTGTTGCCCGGTAATCGCTATATCAAGTTCAACCTTGACGCGCGACTACGCGCTAAGACTGTCGAGCGTTACCAGTCTTATGCGACTGGTATCCAGTACGGCTTTATTAACGCGGACCGGATTGCGCAACTAGAAAATTGGGATCCGCTGCCCGATTCGTTGGGTGAGACGTATTACCGTCCGGCGAACCTTACGCCTGTCACTAAGGAAACGGTTAAGCCTGCTCCGGTTCCGGAGCCTCTTAAGGCTTTCGCCGGAGATAACAACGACCCGAACGCTTCCGATTCGGGCAATCCAAATGACCCGAATAACGGAAAGGGGGTTGACGGAAATTCAGGACCAGGAAACGCGGACAACCAACAGTAAGTTTGAAGTTCGCAGTAATGATGACGGCTCGGTGACCATGGTTGGTTACGCGGCTAAGTTCAATACCAGGTCTCAAGACCTAGGTGGTTTCGTTGAGACTATTGCCCCGGGTTCCTTTACCCGTTCCCTGGAAGGTGGGGCCGATGTTAAGGCCCTCTTTAATCATGATCCGAACATTGTTCTAGGCCGTTCCACGGCCGGAACTCTACGGCTCTTCCAGGATGACACCGGCCTTAGGTACGAGGTGGATCTACCCAACACGTCTGCCGGTAGGGACCTAGCGGTTTCTCTCCAGCGTGGCGATATCTCACAGTCGTCTTTTGCTTTCCGGACCATTTCTGATGACTGGTCCTTTGATACGGACGGGCGCGAATTGCGCACACTGCACGACCTAGAGCTTAGGGACGTTTCGCCGGTTACTTATCCGGCCTATCTCGATACCGACTCCGGTATTGCCCAGCGTTCCCTAGCGGCTGCACGCGAAAAGCGGGCGCCTAAGCCAAACCTACGGGCCATGGAAGTTGAGGGCATGGCCCTTTCTAATGCCCTTGACCTAATCAACACTACGGAGGTTATTTAATGTCTTTTGTTGCACTGGCCCGTAAGGCTCTTGAGTCGCGCGGTCGACTTTTCGAGGAATACAAGTCTGTTCTTAATGACACTAAGCTGGGTGATGGTGAGCGTTCCGCTCACCTCGCTCGACTGGATAAGGCTATTGAGGAAAAGTCCGAGGAAATCCGCGATTTCACCGCTAAGGCGGAGGCGGAGTCGGAGGCCCGTAACCTTGATGGGAAGCTAGGTAAGCTTTTTGCTCCGGGTGCCCAGGATGAGGCCGCTAAGGCCCCGGAGGCGGACGCCCGCTCTATCCTGCTTGCCGTTGCTAATGGTGAAATCCGCGAGGGTGTCATTACCCCCGATATGGCTATGCGTGCTGCGGGCGCGAACGTGTCCGCTAACGCGGGTACTGTGGCTACCGCCGCGTGGGCCGGTAACACTACCTCGGTCCAGTTTATCGCGCAGGTCCAGGAGGTTATGCGCGAGCACTCCCCCTTCCTTAACCTGGTTTCGACGTTTACCACGTCGCACGGTGAGACTATCCGTTACCCGGTTAAGAACGCGTGGCTTTCGTCCACGTCCGACGTTGCCTCGCCTATGGCCGAAGGTGACAAGTACGTCTTTGGTAAGGGCGGTTTCACGACTAAGGACCTCACTGTCGTTAAGTACGGTACTGGTGTCCAGCTTTCTGCGGAGCTACTGACCGACTCCGAGGTTGATATTGCTGCTATTGCTGCGGATGACGCGGGTACGGCCCTTTCGGACCGTATTACGGCCGATATGCTGGCTAAGCTACAGACCGCCGTTCCGGCTGGTAAGAAGACTGTAATGGTTGGTGCTGCGGCGACTACGCCTGTTGCCTATGACAACCTTATTGATGTCCAGCACTCGCTACGGACCGGTTACCGCAAGAATGCCGCTTGGCTCTTTGGTGATGGCCAGCTCGCGTACCTGCGCAAGATTAAGGACTCTACGGGCCAGCCGATTTGGAACCCGTCCTATCTTGTTGGCCAGCCTGACACCCTTCTAGGTAAGCAGTACGTTACCGACGCGACGATTACCGCTAAGGCGGTTGCGTCCGGTAACACCATTAACACGGATGTTATTTGGTACGGCGACTTCAGTAAGTTTAAGCTGCGTCAGGTTAAGGGCATTACCGTTGCCCGTTCGGATGAGTACGCGTGGGATTCCGACATGGTTTCCTGGAAGCTTACTTTCCGAGGTGGCGGCGATCTTATGGACCTGGAGGCCGTTGCGGCCCTCCGTACTGCCGCCGCCTAATCCTTAGGGCCCCTCTCCTACCTACTCCGGGGAGGGGCCCTTTTACCCCCTGAAAGGAGAGTAGTTTGCAAATCCGACTACAGGGACAGCTAATCGGCATTGTTGGCGGTAAGTGGAATCCCGGTCACGGCGATGTTCTTAAGGTTTCCGACGATATTGGTAACCGGCATATCGAGCTAGGTAATGCGGTCCTCCATGTAGAGGCCGCGTCTCGTGTGATCCCTCTGGGTGAGGAATCGACCCAGGTGAACAAGCCTGCGCCTAAGCGCGGTCGACCCCGCAAGCCGTAGGTAAGTAAGTATCTAAGTAAGTAAGGAGGCCGCACGCGTGCGCCTACGCCTAGGACGGGCCGTAAGCCTGTCTGTCGATTTCGCAGACGATGAGGACGGAGGCATGGCCACTAACGTGCGCCTAAAGGTGTTCCACGGCCGCACTGCGGCCCCTGGAGACCCTGGGTCGGTAGTGGATACCCCCGCCACAGGGAGCGGCCCCCTATGGGGCGCACAGTGGACCCCCACGGCGCTCGGTGAGTACACCGGCTACTGGGTCCACGACACCGGCTATCGCCGGTTTGTGTTTGAGGTGACCGAGTCACCCATCGTTTCTGTCAAGGACGTTAGGGCGTCCGAGGATGTTCTAGCTAATGCCTCTAAGTTTCCTGCGGCCCTAATCGTGGCCGCACGTGATGCGACAGAAGAGGAATTTGAGCGCATTACCGGGCGATCCTTTGTGCTAAGGAGTAAGTCATTCACTGACACCCTTAGCCACGATTCAGACTTTATCCCGTTCCCCGATTGGGACGTAACCAAGGTTACGGCTCTTACGGTTAACGGATTGACCATATCTACAGCCACACTTACTGACACGATAATTCCGGGGATTCAGTTTACGCGGCCTCTCGCCGCAGGGACGGTTATTTCAGTCTCGTACGAATACGGCATTTCTCCGCCTCCGGCAGACGTTAAGCGCGCTGCCCTATTGCGCGTTAGAGATTTGCTCGTATCCGTCAGTTCCGGTATCCCCGATCGCGCCGTGTCTTTTCAGGTTAACGATATGGGCACCTATCAGCTTGCTACGGCTGGTCGTGCCGGTTTCGAGACTGGCCTCCCCGAGGTGGACGCGATTCTAGCGCGTTATGACGCGGAAAGGTGGCTGCTTTAATGTCGAATGCTCTTGACGTTAAGGCGGCCCTTTTGGCGCGCATAAGCTCCATTCCGGAACTCAACGGTTATCAAATCACTTGGTCTATTCCCCGTAACACTGAGAAAAAGTGGGTAATGGTCGGCAAGATCGATTGGTCGTCTTCTGTTTGGAAGACTAACCGGCAGGTGGAAACGGATTACTCCGTGCACTTTGTGATCACTACGGCTATTCCTGCCTCTACGGCGCAAGACGTTGAAACGGCCGCGCTCGTGGCGGCCGAGTATTGCCGTAAGGCGGTCGAGAGTGAGCCAACCCTTAACGGGGTTGTGATCAGTTCCGTTATGGCCCCGGAACGGCTCGTTTCATGGCCTACGACAGAGGGCTTTGAGGCCCAATGGGAAGGGTCATTCGAGATTAAGGCCCGGGAGAACCGCTAGGCGCCCCCTGGAGGGCCGAACAGAGAAAGGAGGCACCCCACATGCAGGTGACCTATTCCGGCCCGTTCAGGGCCGTTGACGTGCCGTCGCTGGGTCTCACGGTACAGACGGGCGAAACCGTTTCAGTGCCCGACGATATCGGCGCGGACCTAATTACCCGAGACGATTGGGCGGAGGCCCGAATTACTACAAAGAAGAGTGAGGGCTAATGTCCAGCGTATTTGATTCTTACGTTGGTGCCGTTGATGAGGTCACGTACGGCACTGCGGTTTCCGTTTCAAGGTTCTTTGAACTATCCAAGGAATCCATTGCAGGTAAGTATGAGCGGGTTGAATCCTCGGCCATGCAGGTTGGCCAGCGCGTTATGCGCGCCGATAGATTCGCACCTAACCCCAAGGGCGCGGACGGCTCCCTAGAGCTGGAAGTCCTGGATAAGGGTTACGCGTTTTGGCTTAAGCACATGCTAGGCAACGTGGCTAAGGGTACTGCGGACCCTGACGGTTTCAGTGTTTTTACCGCCACGATTGCAGACCTAGCCGGTAAGTCCTTTACCACGGAAGTTGGCCGCGTCGACGCGTCCGGCGCTCTATCCCAGTTTAACTATACGGGCGGAAAGGTTAACACCTGGGAAATCTCTAATCAGATAGATGGCGTTCTAAGCCTAAACCTGGATGTTGTTTACGCTAAGGAAACCGTCCGTGTCGGTTCGCCGGTTACGCCGACTTACCCGACTAACGCAAACCTGTTTACGTACCTCGGTGGCGCGTTCACTATCGACGCAACCACGGTAGCCGTTTCCGAGGTCACCATTAAGGGTGACAACGGTCTTAAGGATGACCGTTGGGCGATTGGCGTTGGTCGGCGTGAGCCGCGAGAGGAAAAGGCTCGTGACATTAGCTTTGACCTTAAGGGCGACTTTGACAGCATGACCGCGTACAACAAGGTGATTGCTGCGCAGGCCTCCGGCTCCCTAGGCGCCCTAGTCTTTTCGTGGGGCGGTGTCCCTCTAGCGGGCCAGCCGACTAAGTACCCGATCATTACCGTGACTATCCCCAACGCTCGATTTGATGAGGCTACGCCTAACGTTGAGGCCGGAAAGCTTCCGGATATTCAGATTAGCGGTAAGGCCCTAAACCTTACCGGTAATGATGCCATCACCATTACCTATAAGTCGCTCGATACGGCTGTCTAACGATGGCGCGCAAGGGCCGTTCGTCACGGGGTGCCGGGTCGCGAGGATCCGGCGCCCGTGGCGGTTGGGGTAAGAACAGTACAGGCTTTACGCCTCAAGGCTTTGATGAGTTCAAGGCAGCGCTTAAAGAGATAGCTTCCGAAATGCCGTCCGTGGTTTCCCGGACGGATATGGAGCTAGGCGAGGAAGTCATCAGGCGCGCAAAGCGCCGGGCTGAACAAATGGGCGGTGTGGCCCCTAAGGCCATGGGATCCGCCCGCGTTGAACGCAAGTACGGAAACGTGCGCGTTAAATACGGCGGTTCGGAATGGCCTTACGCCATGGGTGCCGAGTTCGGTTCCCATCACTATCACCAGTTCAAGTCTTACCGCCGCGCCGGTTACTTCTTTTTCCAGTCTCGTTACGAGGTTGAACATTACGACCTTGAACGCACTTATTACGAAGCACTAACTAGGGCAATGCATCACGCATTCCCTGATTAATCAGAAATGGAGTAGGAACCATTATGAAGGTTATTTTTGATCCCAAGAGTCTGACGCTCGGTGACATGTTCCTTTTCAAGGACAAGACTGGCGTTAGCGTCCAGGATGCTTTTTCGGCCCGCGTCAAGAAGGATCCCGAAACGGGCGAGGTGGTTAAGGATTCTCGCGGCCGTCCGGTCAAGAGTACGGACGTTGACCCCGGTCACCTTATCGCCCTCGTTTGGCTCCTTAAGCGTAAGGAGGATTCCGCCTTTACGTATGAGGATGCCTTCAATATCCCTGCGGTTGAACTTGAGGTGGAGTCCCCGGAGGACGACCCAAAAGACTAAGCATCCTTAAGGGCTATGCATCTTTTTGCAAGTTCTACGGGATTTCCTTTGAAGAACTAATGCGTATGCCGCTGGACGTGTTCAACGCTTTTGAAGAGCACCGACAGGAGGTTAACAGGAGGGCATAAACGTGTCGGGCAGTAACCAGAACCTATCTATAACAATTACGGGTGACGCGTCCGATGCGATGAACGCCCTACAGCAATTGGGGCAGTCTGTAGGGCAGTCTGCGGACAGCATGGCGCAGGCCGGACAGCAGGCCGGACAGGGAGGCGGTGGGGGCCTTGTATCGGGGTTCCTGTCTAAGGGCCCCGCCCTCCTCGCTGGAGTGGCTGGCATAGCCACGGCCGCAGGCGCGGCCCTCATGGCTGGCATCAATCAGGCCATGGACCAGGATAAGGCCACCGATAAGCTACAGGCCCAATTGGGGGCCTCCGATAAGGTCGCTGCGCAGGCTGGGCATGTCGCCGGTAGCCTTTACGCTAACGGCATTTCTGACACGTTTGAGGACGCTACAGAGGCCATTAAGGCAACCATGCAATCGGGCATTCTTCCGCCCGACGCATCGGAGGAGCAACTCCAGCGCATTTCGACTAAGGCCCAGGACGTCTCTAAGGTCTTTGACCAGGATCTAGGCGGAGTCACTAACGCCGTTTCTCAGATGATGAGGACTGGCCTAGCTAAAAATGCCGATGAGGCCTTTGACGTCATTACCCGTGGTTTCCAAACCGGCGCAGATAAGGCCGGGGATCTTATGGACACGTATAACGAATATGGTGTCCAGTTTAAGAAGTTGGGTCTAGATGGCGCAACCTCTATGGGTCTCATGTCGCAGGCAATTAAGGGCGGTGCACGTAGCTCCGACCTAGCGGCAGATGCTCTAAAGGAATTCTCCATTAGGTCTGTCGATGGCAGTAAGCTGACTTCCCAGGGGTTTAAGGCTCTAGGCCTTGACGGTAAGAAGATGTCCGAGCAAATCGCTAAGGGTGGCAAAAAGGCATCCGATGGACTAGCTCTAACCCTGGAAAAGCTAAAGAAGATTAAGGATCCTGTTAAGCGGTCCCAAACGGCCGTTGCCCTATTCGGTACACAGGCGGAGGATCTAGGCGACGCACTTTATGCAATGGATCCGAGTAAGGCCGTTGACACTTTGGGCAAGGTTGGTGGAGCCGCTAAAAAGATGGGCGACACCGTAAGGGATAACGCCTCTACTCGCATTGACGTGTTCAAGCGGAAGATTACGGAAGGGTTCGTTCAGGGCCTAGGCACTTATGCCATTCCGGCAATCACTAAGGCTACCGGTTACATCAGTCAGCAATTCGGCCCTGCGATGCATACCGCTACCCGCTACCTCGGTGGGCTGTTTGATAAGGCTAAGAGCGGACAGGGGGCTATGACCCCTTTGAAGACTGGTTTCAGTAACGCTATGAGCGGTGTTAAAACCGCTATGGGTAGCGCGGTGGGTTTTGTCAAAACGCAATTCATGCCGTGGTTTAGGGACCAAATTCCGAAGATTAAGCCCGTGATTACCCAGGTTGCTAAGACCGTGGGTACGGTAATGACCACTATGGGTGATTACATTAAGACGCTAGTTAAGGTTGCTGGATATCTTTGGAAGAAATTCGGTGGGACGATAAAGTCTGTCGCCTCTAACGATTTCGGCATGGCCATGAAAATCATTAAGGGCGTCTTTAAGGTCATACAGGGCGTCTTTGAAATCTTTTCCGGAATCCTAACGCTTAACTGGAAAAAGACGTGGCAGGGAATAAAGGATGTCATTTCCGGCCTTAAGGACACTATTGTCGCTGCCGCTAAGGGCGTCTTTGATGGCATTACCACTGCCGCAAAGGGAATCGTTAAGGGCATGTACAGTATCGGTGGCGATATTGTGCACGGTCTAGCTAACGGTATTACTGACCTTGGTGGCTGGATCGCTGGCAAGGTGACGTCTTTTGTTAAGGATCACATTCCGAGAACCATTCAAAAGGTGCTCGGAATTAACTCGCCTTCCCGTGTTACTAAGGAGCTTGGTAAGTGGGCGGGCATTGGTCTAGTTGTCGGTCTGACTGGCACCTACGCCAAGGTTCACGCCACCGCTAAGAAGGTGGCCGATGCCATTCATAAGGCTATGAAAGGCTCGACGGGCAAGACTAAGGCGCGTTTGCAAAAGCTGAGTGACCTTGTCTCTAAGGACAACAAAAAGCTTTTGGGTCTAGCTAAGGCGCGCGACAAAATCGCGGCACGGCTTAAGGCGGCAGAGACTAAGCTCTCTGACCTCCAAAAGGCTAAGTCTGACTATGCGGCGAATATCAAGAGTAACATTCTTGGCTCCGCTGGTTTCTTGTCCAACGATGATGGCTCGGTGGTTTCTACCGGTTCCATTTTTGATAAGCTAAAGGATGCTGCGGCTAAGGCTAAGCAATTTGCGGCCAACCTTGCGAAGC